GAGACGTGATCGAGTACCCAGAGACCGGCTCCGTCCTTCGAGTGCTCTCCTCGGACGGCTCCCGTGCCGAGGGTACGAACCCGAGCCTCGTGGTCTTTGATGAGCTCCATGTCCAACCCGACGACAAGTTGTGGAACGCCGTGAACCTCGGATCGGGTGCCCGGAAGGAGCCCCTCGTCTTGGCGATCACTACCGCCGGGGCGAAGACCGACGCACGGGGACAGGACTCCCTCGCCTTCAAGCTCTGGCAATACGGGACTCGAGTGGAGTCGGGCGAGGTCAAGGATGCCGCGTTCTTCTTCAAGTATTGGCACGCACCCGAGGCTCTTGCCTGGGATTCACCCGAGGCGTGGGCGGCGGCCAACCCCGCCTTCGGGGACTTCTTAGATCCCGAGGACTTCGCCGCCGCCGTGCGGACGATCGAGCCCTCCTCCTTCCAGACCAAGAGGTTGAACCGGTGGGTCTCGACGGCTACCTCGTGGCTCCCGACCGGAGCTTGGGAACGCCTCGCCACCGACCGGAAGATCCAACCGGGCGAGCCCTGTGTCCTTGCGTTCGACGGCTCCTTTGACGGGGACTCGACGGCGGTGGTGGCCGCCACGCTCGACGGGCACATCGAGCCGCTCCTCCTCTACGAGCGTCCAATCGACGACCCCAAGTGGCGGGTGGACATTGGCAAGGTGGAACAAGACATCCTTGACCTCATCCGCCTCAAGGGCTACGCCGTCCAGGAGCTCGCGGCGGACGGGTTCCGTTGGGCTCGGAGCCTAGAGAACCTGGAGAAGGAGGGCGTGCCGGTCGTGCTCTACCCACAGAGTCCGAGCCGGATGGTGGCGGCGTGCCAGAAGTTCTACGAGGCGGTCGGGCAAGAGGAGATCCACCACGGCGGGGATGCCGTCCTAGAGGCGGCTCTCACTCGGCACCTCGCCAACTCCGCCGTGAAGACGGACAGGTTCGGGCCGCGCATCGTGAAGGAGCACCGAGGGAGCCCGCGCAAGATCGACCTCGCGGTGTGCGCGGTGATGGCACTCGACCGAGCGCGCTACTATGCCGGCGAGGCGGACAAGCCCGTCCAGAGTGTGGAGTTCACGACCTTATGATGTCCAACATCTTGGAGCTCGCGGGGATCGCGATGGTATTGTTCGCGGCGTATCTCGTTCACCCGGCGATTATCGTCGGGCTCATCGGGGTCGTCCTTATCGCCACCGGATACGCAAGGGGTAAGAAGTGAGCATCATCCGACGGGTACTTCTAGGGTCTCCAGAGGAGCGGGTTCTCGGTGGTCTTGGGCTCAACCCTCAAGCCTTTGATCGCGTGCCCTTCTTCGGAGCTCCTCGTGTAGACGAGAAGAGTGTCCTCGGACTAGCGGCCGCCTGGTCATGCGTGAACCTCTTGAGCGACGTAGTCTCGACCCTCCCGGTGGATGCCTACTACCGGGACAACGGACAGCGTCGCCCGTACCGCCCAGGTGGTTCCAAGCCGGTGTGGCTCCTTACCCCGAGCGTCGGCGACCCGAGCCTCTCCATCCAGAACGTCCTCTCCCAGATTACCGTCTCACTTTATCTATCTGGGAACGCCTTCGTCTACGCGCCCAAAGACCCCGACACCCTTGAGCCCTTGGAGGTTCGTGTCCTCAACCCCAACGCCGTGTCCATTGAACGCCGCAATGGGCGGGTCGTCTACACCGTCCAGACCAACGCCAAGTTGGACAAGCTAGAGTTCGGCCCCGAGGCGATCCTCCACATCCCCTTGATCCAGATGCCGGGAGCCGAGCGCGGGATCAACCCGTTGGAGAGCCTCCGTCGAACCCTTGGTCTTGGGCTCACGCTCGACGAGTCCGCCTCCTCCTTCTTCGCCAACGCGAGCACGCCGTCGGGAATCATTGAGACCCCGAACGTCCTCACCAAAGAACAGATGACCAACTTGAAGTCCTCGTGGGATGCCGCCCATACCGGTGGCAACGCCCACAAGGTTGGCGTCCTCCAGGGCGGAGCTTCGTGGAAGGCTCTCTCCTTCCGACCGGAAGACGCCCAACTCCTCGCCTCCCGAGAGTTCGGAGTGGCCGAGGTCGCCCGTATCTTCCGAGTGCCGCCCGCCCTCTTGGCGATGACCACACCGGGCGCGATGTCCTTCGCCTCTGTCTCCGAGCTCAACTCGATGTTCGTCTCGTACACCCTCCGCCCTCTCGTGGAGAAGATCGAGCGCGCACTCTCCACCCTCATCCCGCTCCCGGAGGCGTTCGTCAAGCTGTCCTTGGACGCCCTCGTCCGAGGCAACCTTCGCGAAAGGTACGAGGCTCACCGCATCGGGCTCTCCGCCGGCTTTGAGACGGTCGCCGAGGTGAGGCGTATCGAGGACATGGCTCCGGTCGAAGACCCAGGCGCGGGCAACCTTCGCCTCCCACTCAACGAGGCGGACGCCTCGATCACCTCAACCCGACAGAAGGCGGACATCTATGCCGCTCTCATCGCGGCGGGTATGGAGCCCGCCGAGGCTCGTCGGATCTCTAAGTTGTGAGCCGATTCGTAGCTCGCCGGATCTCGGTCGGCACGGCCGCCGTACCCATTGGCACAGCGGCCGCCCAGACCACCCGAGTCCTCACACTCGCCAATCACGCGGGAGGCGAGATCGTGATCGGAGATTCCGATGTCTCATGGACGAACGGCTTCCGGTTGAAGACGGGCGGAACTCCTTGGGACTTTACGATCACCGACGGGGACATCCTCTTCGCAATCGTGAACACGGGAACCAGAGATCTAGACATCTACGACTTCACCGTGGACTTGTAAGTGGCCGACCGTAGCGAACACCGGGCGATCAACCCCGACGGCTACGAGCCGAACGAGGAGATGAAGGCGGAGGCGGATCAAGCTCTGGAGTGGCGGCGCGAGTTCAATCGAGGCGGCACCCTCGTCGGCGTGGCTCGGGCTCGGGACATCTCCTCGGGCAAGCGTCTCCCCTACGACACCGTCGTCCGGATGTCCTCCTATTTCGCCCGGCACACGGTGGACAAAGAGGCGGAAGGCTTCAACCGGGGAGAGGATGGATTCCCATCGGCGGGTCGCATCGCGTGGGGTCTATGGGGAGGAGATGCCGGAGAGGCGTGGGCTATGCGTATCATCCAGGAGGCCGACTCGGAACGGGCGGCTCATAGCGTAGAGGTGGACATGGGTCTAGAGTTCCGAACCGCCAAGGTAGAGCTCCGCGCCGTTGATTCGACCGGTATGTCGTTCGAGGGCTACGCCGCGCTCTTCGACTCCCCGTCCGCCGAAGGCACCATCCCGGAGGTCGTCAAAGACACAGCGTTCAACCGATCCCTCGCGGCCGTAGATCGCGGCGAGTGGGATGTCCGCGCCTACCAGGATCACGACCCCAAGCTTCTCCTCGGCACCACGAAGAGCGGCACCCTCTCCCTCAAGAAGGACGCCAAGGGTCTCAAGGCAAGCATCCGCCTCAACCCAGAGATCTCCTTCCATCGCGACCTTGCCGCCATCGTGAAGTCCATGGGCTCGTCCCTCGGGATGAGCTTCGGCTTCTTCTCAACGAGCGGGAATCGGATCAACGAGGAGGGCGTCCGAGAACTCAAGGACGTCAAGTTGGTCGAGGTTTCCGCCCTCACCGGTCTGGCTCCCTACTACCCTGGCACGGTCTCACTCGTCTCGGTTCGTGGTCTGGCCGCCAAGGCGGGCGTGGACTCGACCGAACTCCGCGACGCCGTCGCCGCCCTCCTAGCCGGAGAGGCTACCCAAGACCACGCCTCTATCCTTGCCTCCGCCATCGCCGCCTCTTCCCGTGATGTTGAGGGCGTGCCGACCACCTTCCCAGGCGACGAGCCGAAGAAGGAGGAGCCAAAGAAAGAAGAGGAGCCCGTCGTGAAAGAGGACACGCCCAAGGTCGAGCGATCCCTCGCGGAAGATGCGGGGCTTGACCGCGTAGCTCTCCAGGCGGCAACCGACGCCCTCGCCGCCGGCGAGGTAGACGATGCCCAGGTCGCCCTCCTCCTAGCCGCCGCCAAGGCAATCCTCGCCGAGGATGCGGCCGAAGGGGAAGAGGCTCCCGTAGATCCGAACCTTCCGGTCGATCCCGCCGCGCCCGCTCCAGAGGGAGATCCGGCGATGAGCGGCGAAGCCGAAGCCCATGGGACGAAGATCTCGGTCGAGGTTGAGGTGGAGATCCCGCG